GCGCATCGTCGATGCAATTCAGCGAAGGGAAACCGAGCGCCCTCAGGTCGCGTGACGTTCGTCGATGACGGTCGCGACTGGTTCGCGACGCGCCGCGCGTGAATTTTTCTGAACGGTTAGCCCCCGTTCCACCCCGCGCTTTAGTGCCGAGATCTTTCCCCCAAAACACAGAAAAAAAGCCCCGAAAGGAGGAAACAAGATGAGCGCAGCGACCCTGTTCGCCGTCCCTGAGCCGGTCTTAAAACCGGGTAGATTGTACGAAGAAACGGCAAAAACTGTACGTCTGATCGAAAATACACCTGGTATTGCAACAAGCCTCGCAGGTCAATGTGGCCTCGCCCTGCAACTCGCACTCGAAGCGGACAACCTCGACCCCACCGAAAAGGCATACGCGCGCGTGAAGGTGTACGAAGCCTTATCGGGCATCCTCGATCGACTTCACCAGGCGATCGAAGGCGTGGGCGCTGCGACCGGTTCCCAGCTCGCCGCCGTCGTGAGCCTCGTTGTAGCCGACGACGAGGACGACGAAGGGGCGAACCTGTGACCACAGCTCTACCGAAGCCGTTTCGCGTCCTACCAGCCCCGGCACACTGCCCCGATCCCGATCCCGCCTACCCGCATAACGAGGGCGGCGAAGTCGCGAAGGTCGCGCTACTGATGGGCATACGCTTACAGCCGTGGCAGCGCCTCGTTCTGAATCGCGCGACGCAATACCGGTGGGAAACAAACGCCGTCGGCTCGCGCGTGCGCGCTTACAAGTACAAGACCGTGCTAGTGACCGTCCCGCGACAGTCAGGGAAAACCACCCTCGTCGGCCCCCTGCAGGTGTTCCGCATGTTGCTACGGCCCGGCTCCACCTGCCTCTACACCGCGCAGACCGGCGCGGATGCGTCCGAGCGCATCCGCGACCTAATCAAGGCCGTGACCGACTCGCCCCTAAGTGAGATCATCACGCCCCGCTACTCATCGGGCAGCGAGGGACTGACAATCAAGGAAACGGGCAGTCAGCTACGCCGGTTCTCGCCGACCCTATCGGCTGTGCACGGCGGTCACCCGCACTTGGTCACGATGGACGAAATCTGGAAATTTGACAAGTATCTCGGAGACGGTCTCATCGGAGCTATTGGACCCTCGCAGGTCACCATTAGGCAAGAAGCGCAAATATGGATGATCTCGACTAAAGGCACCGCTAAGAGCGAATTCATGAATGAGCTGATAGAACGCGGAATCGACGGGTCAGACCCGGCACTGTGCTTTATCGAATGGTCGATGCCCGAAGGGCGCGACCCGTACGACCCCGAAACCTGGCACGCCTTCCACCCCGCCCTTGGCAACACGCAGACAGCCGACTCGCTCGCCGCTGACGCGGCCCTGCCCTATGCCGAGTGGATGCGAGGATACATGAACGTCGTCATCTCGACGGAAGACCCGCTCATTCCGCTTGAGGACTGGGACCATCTCGCAGGTGAGCCGACGATCCGCCCGTCTCTCGATGACGTTGCGATCGCCTATGACGTGGGCTCGCTGGGTGAGTGCGCGGCGGTCGTCGCCGCGTGGAAAGACGAGGACGGAAAAACAGCGATCCGCGTTGTACGGCAAGCGCCCGGCGCGGCCTGGCTTGCCCCGTACGTCGCCGACCTCGCCCGCGAGTATCCGAATATGGGGATATGGGCAGACGACGGCGGGCCGACGCGACGGGTAACCGCCGACCTACGCGAGCGCCACGACCTAGGCGACCGTATCCAGACAATGCGGTTCGGCGATCGCGCGATCGCAGACGGGAACCTGCTTGCCGCGATCACTGAAACCAAGACGATCAGACACGACGGATCGCGCGCCCTACGCGAGGCGATCGCAAACGCCGTGACCAAAGAGACCAACGGCTCGCCCATGCTGTCGCGCGACAAGTCCAGTGCGCCGATCCCCTCACTAATCGCCGCGTCCGTCGCCGCATACGGCGTCGATCACCCCGCGCCCGTCATGTGGGTGCTCGCCTAACCCCTAGCGACCCCGCCCTAACCCCAAAGGGCGATAACTTGGCAACCGCGATCGCGCCGCGCGCATCATGTGCGCATGACTTTCACGACGCGTGTCCTATCCGCACTTGGGATCACCCGCGCGCAAGACGCGGGCGCGGCTCTCGCCGCCGTGACTGCACCGGTCCGACTTCCCCCAGTAGGCGACCCGCGCAGCATGACGGCGGTCTACCGCGCCGTGCAAGTCATCGTGTCCGCCGCGTCTCAACTACCGCTCACAGTTGAGCGCGGCGGCGCAATCCTTGACGCAAAGTCCGCGCCCGCCTTCGTTCGCCGCCCTGATCCTCGCATGGGCCGCGCAACGTGGATCACCCACATGGTGACCGCAATGGTCTTGCATGGAAACGCCTACGCGCGCATCGAGCGCGACGGCGCGGGCAACGTGATCGCGCTCCGACCGCTCGACCCCCGCGCCGTCATGGTCACGGTGAACCCCACGACGCACGCCGTCGTGATCGGAGCCGAAGGGCAAACACTGTCCGCCGCCGATGTCATGCACGCACACCTACAGCCCGAAACCACGGGCGCGCCCTTCGGCCTCGGACCGATCCAAGCCGCCCGGCTCGACCTGCACGGCGCGCGACAAACCCGCGATTTTGCTATGCAGTGGTTCGACGGCACGGGGCAACCGACCGGCATTCTCTCATCTGACGCCGCATCCTACGAGGACGCCGTCAAGGTCCGCAACGCATGGAACGGCATCGACGAAAACGGCAACCGCGTCGATCAATCAATGAACCCAAGCGGTGTGAAGGTTCTCCCCAAAAACTTCACCTATGCGCCCCTCTCGATTAGCCCACGCGAAGCGCAATGGCTCGAAGCGCGCGAATTTGACACGCTGCAAGTCGCGCGCCTATTCGGAATCCCGTCAACGCTCATGCTCGCCGCCCCCTCGGGCCGCTCGATGACATACAGCAACGTTGAACAGGACTGGATTAGCTTCGTTCGGTTCTCGCTGATGTACTACCTTCGACCGCTCGAAGAAGCCCTGTCCGACGTTGCCGCGCGCGGTCAAGACGTGAGATTCAACCTCGAAGGACTCCTGCGCTCGGACACGAAATCACGATACGACGCATACGCCGTAGCCCTCTCATCTGGCTTTATGACCCTCGATGAGGTCCGCGCCCTTGAGGGCCGCGACCCGCTCACCAAGATGGAGACCGAATGAACACCCTGATGATCACACGCAAGTTCGGCGCACACCTGCGCGCCGACGCCGATGACGGCAGAACTCTGACAGGGATAGCCGTCCCTCTCGGCGTCGAAACCGAGATCTTTCCCGGCTGGCGGGAAAAGATAGAACGCGGCGCGATTGACCTGACGAGCACCCCAGCGCTGTTCTACAGGCATAACGAACCGATCGGCGTGATCCCCAGCATGACCGAAACTCCCGACGGCTTGCAGATCATCGCTCGGTTCTCAGACACAACACTTGGGCGTGACGCCGTAACACTTGCCAAGGACGGCGCAATCAAGAATCTTTCGATCGGCTTTTTCGAGCGCGAATACACCGACTCGACAACTGACGACGGCGCGACCCTGCGCACGCACCACGCGATCGACCTTCGCGAAGTATCGCTAGTGCCCGTTCCTGCCTACGAGGACGCGAAGATCATCGACGTCCGCGAAGCACAGACCGCCCCCACCACAACCACCACGAAGGGAACCCCCATGACCGACCAGATCACCCGCGCCGACCTCGACACGCTCGCCGACGCATCTACCGACCTCGCCCGCCGCCTCTCCCTCCTCGAAGCAACGGGCACCGCATCCGAGCCCGCGCCCACCGAAAAGCGATCCGCCGGCGAACTACTCCAGGCCGCCGTCAACGGCGACGAGACCGCCAGAAACGCCCTCGCCCCGTTCGTCGGTCGCGCCGTAAACACCACGACCGCCGCTGACGGACGAATCAACGAACCGACCTTCGTTCGTGACCTCGTTCGCCTGATCGACAACGCGAACCCCCTGATGGGCCTGTTCTCCACCGGCTCCCTTCCCGCTGACGGCAACGTCCTTGAGTTCGCGCGTCTCAAGGCGAACACCCTGACCGTGACCGAACAGACGACCGAAGGCGCGGCCCTGCCCACAGGCTCGGTCGAAACCGAGGTCGCGACGGCGACCGTCAAGACCTACGGCGGCGGATCGGTCATCACACGCCAGACCATCGACCGTGCGCGAACGAACGTCCTTGACCTCACGCTGCGAGGCATGGCCATCGAAGCCGGTAAGCGACTCGCGACCGACTTCGCCGCGTTCTTCGAAAAGACCGTCAATGGCCAGGCCGCAAAGAAGATCAGCGTTAAGAAGCAGCCGGGCAACATGGCGTGGGCGGATATTCTCGCGATGATGCTCGACGCATCCGAGCGCTTCGAAGATATCGCGATGAGCTGTGACGGCCTGATCGTCAACCGCACGGTTTTCACCGCACTTGCGAGCCTGACCGACAAGTCCGACCGCCCACTCCTGACCGTGACCGGCAACACTGGTTCCAACACAATCGGCACCGTGTCCGCATCCGGTCGATACATCGACCTTGACGGCCTGAAGGTCATCACCAACAGGCACCTGACCGCGACCGGAATGGGAACCGACATCGTCGGAGCGTTCTACAATTCTGAGGCGCTTCGCGTCTACAGCTCCGGTCTCGCGTCCCTGCAGGACGTTGGCGTTCTCGACCTGACCAACACGTTCTCTGTGTACCAGTATGCTGCGATGGCAGACGAGATCCCGAGTGCGCTCATCCCGCTTCACATGGCAGGCACGCTGTGATTAGCGTCGGTGACCTCGCCGCGTTCGTGGGCGCGCCCGTAACTGATGCCTACCTAACGACGTGCGTGGAAGAAGCAACGGAAATGGTAAGGCAGGCAATCGGGAACGCGCGCGTTCCCGAGGAAATCAAGCGCATCGCCGTGCGCGAGGTCGCCGCCGACATCTACCACCGCCGAAGCGCCCGCAACGGCGTTGCCGGTTTTGACGACAGCGACATCGCGCCCGCGCCCGTGCGGATCAACCGCGATCCAATGGTAGCCGCGCGCCCGATCCTGCGCCCCTATCTCGGGGTGGCGATCGCATGAGGACCAAGACCGCCGCCGACTACGTTGCCGCGATGATGACCGAAGCCCTGCAGGGCCTTGCCGTCGTCGTCCGCGACCCCGAAGACGCGACCGGGCACATCCTCGCGGGCACGCCGACCGTCGTCATCGCCCCGCCGTCGGTGCAATCCGACGAGAGCGCGGCAATCGAAATGCGTTTCGAGACCCCGATCATTGGCGCGCCCGTCAACGACCGAGAAGCCGCATGGGACGCGATCGACGAAATCATGACTCGACTTCGGCCCCTCGTTGAATTCTCGCACGCACAGCCAATCCAGTGGGCGGGCGCGCAAACCGCGTCCGCGCCCGCCTACGTTCTCACCCACACCCTCACAATTCTCACAGAAAGCGAATGACCATGCCTGAACCCGCTAAGACCCTCAAGGTCGCCCAGACCCTTGGCCCCGGCTCTCTGAAGTTCGGTAAGACCGGATCAGAAATCGAGTTCGCCGCCCACACCACAAAGACCGAGTATGACCCCGGCTATTCGAATGCGGACAGCACGCCGATGCTTGACGGCTCGACCTTCCAGCCCGAAGGCGAGTGGAAGGGCAAGCTCACGGGTACGTTCTTCCAGTCACTCACGATGGCAGGACTCGAAGCATGGACCCACACTCACGCGGGCGAGACCATTGACTTCGTGTTCACGCCGAAGGCAGGGCAGGGAAATATCAAGCTCAAGGGGCAGTGCGTGATCTCCCCCGTCAAGATCGGCGGTGACGCCGGTAAGACCAATACGACCGACTTCGAGTTTTCAGTGCTCGGGCGTCCGACGATGGAAACCGCGCAGTAACCCCATGAGTAAGGGGATTCAGAAATTCACGCCCGTGAGCCTTGACGGGGTGCAAGAAATGCGCCTCGCAATGGTCGCGGCGGGCGATGATCTGCAGGACTTCGTGGACACCCACCGGCGCGTTGCCGAAATCGTGACCGAAGAAGTGTGGAAGAAAATCCCCGTTGTCTCGGGCGCTCTGCAAGCGTCGATTAGGCCGGGCGCAACCGCGACGAGTGCGACCGTCCGCGCCGGTAATCGTCTCGTTCCCTACGCGGCTTGCGTTCATTGGGGAAGGCAGGAATGGCCGTCAAAAACGGCCGTTCCGAAGCCCCCGCGCAAGCGACATCAAAACTTCGTGTACCCCCGGTACTACATCACGAAGCCAGCCGCCGATACTGAACCGGTCTGGGTCAAAGAGTACCAAAAGCAAGTCAGCAAAATTGTTGACAAGACAATGGAAGAAGCACACCCAAAATGAAGAAGTTTACCTTCGATCTCGAAATGGCAGACGGAACGATTCACAAGGGAGCGCGCATCTTCGCCGCCGATCGACTCAAGGCCGTGAAGATCGCACGAACGAACGAAATTCCCTGGGAGGACGGCCCCGAAGCGCACGCCCTGCTCATCTTCGCCGCCGTGCGCCGACTCGGACTCACCCACGCAGACAACTTCGATGACTGGATGACCGAAGTTGTTGACTTCGCCCTCGGAGCGACCGACGACGAGGACCCTACGACGCCGACGGCCTAACGCGCGCCGTCGTTGCTCTCTCGATCCGATCCGGGATACCCGTCGAGACCTGGCTCGACGGAGATCCCGCCCACCTTGACATAGCTCTCGACCTGCTCGAAAGGGAATACACCAATGGGTAAAAGCGCCGTTCTCTCGGTGAAGATTATCAGTGACCCCAAGGGCGCGGTAGAAGGCTTCAAGACAACCTCTGACGAAGCCGAAGGACTGGGAGCGAAACTCAAGTCGATTAGCCCCGGCGCTCTCGCGATCGGCGGCGCGATCGCTACCGGCGCGATCGCCGTCGGAAAAGAGCTATACAACCTGGGCGCGCGCTTCGATGAGGTGAAAGACACTATCCGCGTGGGCACCGGCGCTACCGGTGACGCCTTGCAGGGCCTCGTTGACACCGCGCACAACGTGGCGACGACGATCCCGGTCGATTTTGAGAAGGCCGGGACCGCCGTCGCCGACGTGAACACGCGTCTCGGGCTGACCGGTCCGACGCTCGAAACGGTCGCCTCTCAGTATCTCGAAGCCGGGCGCATCCTCGGGACTGAAATCGACATTGCCGGGACATCCGCCGCCTTCAGTGCCTTCGGTATTCAAGGCGAGGCCGTTTCGGGAGCTCTAGACGAGCTATTCCAAGTCTCGCAAGCAACCGGCGTCGGCATGAACGAATTGGCCGGCGGCGCGCAGAAAAACGCCGAAGCAATGCAGTCACTCGGCTTCGGATTTGAGGACACCGTGCGCCTAATCGGCACTCTCGACAAGGCCGGTGTAGATTCAAACGCAACGCTCGCGTCAATGCAGCGCGGCCTCACCGGCCTTGCGTCTGAAGGCGAGTCCGCACAAGACGCCTTCAAACGCGTGACCGGCGAAATCACTGGCTACATTAACGCAGGTGACGAAGCCGCCGCCCTGAACAAGGCTAAGGACATCTTCGGAGCCGAAGCAGCCGCCCAAATGATCGGCGCGATCAAATCCGGCGCGCTCTCGATGGACGACCTTACGACCGCTACGGGGCAGACGAGCGATAGCATCCTTGATGTCGCGCGCGACACTATGAGCGCTTCGGAGAAATGGGAGATCCTCAAGAACAAGGGACTCGAAGCCTTAGAGCCGCTCGCCTCGGGCGTTTTCGACTTCGCAAGCGATGCCCTCGGTGGCCTCCTGGATTGGCTTGATACAGCTGACTTCTCCGGTCTCACCACTGCATTCAGTGGCCTCCAGCCCGCGATCGACGGCGTTATCGGCGCATTCCAATCCTTCGACGTTGGAAGCATCGGTTCGACGTTCGGCTTCGTTCAACCCGTCATCACCGCGTTCGGAGAAGCTTTCGGCGCTGCCATTCCCAAGATCATTGAGCTTGCCGGAGCGATTCAAGGAGCTCTCGCCCCAATTATCGAGGCTCTCGCCCCCATCGTCGCCGGTGTCATGCAAACAATCGGCGCTGTATTCGTCGCTGCGATCGACATCCTCATGGGCGCGTTCAACGTGATCAAGGGCATCCTCACCGGCGACTGGCAAGCCGTGTGGGACGGCGTCGCCCAGATCGTCGACGGCGCGATCAACCTGGTATCAGCAGCACTCTCGGGGTGGTGGAACGCCATGAGCAGTATCTTCTCTACCGGCGCTTCCATGCTCTCCAATCTGTGGACATCAGCGTGGAGCGGTATCACCTCCTACCTCTCGTCCTCCGTCTCATCCATCGGCTCGACCATCTCATCGATCCCTGGGCGCATCGTCTCCGCGCTCGGCAACGTCGGCTCCCTTCTCTACAGTGCCGGGGTCAACGTTATCCAGGGCATGATCAACGGCATTCGATCCATGGCAACCCGCATCTTCAACGCCGCACTAGACACCGTTAAGGGTGCCGTCGACGGCGTGAAACACTTCCTGGGCATCGCCTCGCCCTCCAAGCTGTTCCGCCAGATCGGTGTCCACACTGGCGAGGGCCTCGTCCTCGGTATCGCCGACAAGAAGAACGCGGTTGCCACTGCCTGGCAAGACCTCATGAATGTGCCCAACCCACCGCCGGTCACGCTCACAGCCCGCGCCAACCTCAACACGGGCAGCTCACGCCAGGCCGCGCCCGCCATGAACCTCACCATCAACGTCCGCGGGGTCCTCGACGCCGACGACGCTGCCCGCACCATCGCCGACCTACTCAACCGCCGCGCCCGCCAAACCGGTGCCGCCAACATCTTCGGGAGCCTGGTATGACCACCACCACCGTGTATGGAACCCCTATTACCCTCACCGTCGACTCCACCCAGATCGCCACCAGCAGCGACGCCCTCCGCTCAGGAGCCAGCGCCACCCTGGACGGCCTCGCGATCAAGTGGGGACGCGCCTCCCGCCTCGACCAGCCACAGCCCGCCACTCTCACCGCCACCGTGGCCGTGCCAGAAGCAGACACCTCGAGCGTCCTCGACCTACTCACCCCAGGCAAACGCATCGTTGCCACGGCAACCACGCCGTGGTCAAGCAAGTCGCTGCCATACTCCTACACAGCGAGCTCGCTGTGGATGCCCAAGGGAGCAGGAGAGTCGACCGACCTCGCACCTGGCCCCATCCAGCCCAGCCTCACCAACCCAACCGCCTGGGATAAGGTTCCCCGCTTCTCACCCGATCGAGCAATCAAGCTCACCTTCACGCTCACTACCCAGGTCAACGTCCTCACCCTGGTGGTGGCCCCCGTCTACTACAGCGCTCCATGGGCAGAATCAGGCACCGTCGACACCCAGCGCGCCATTACGATCACCAACCCGCCCTCCGGAACCTTCACAATCACCAGCCTCGGCACAGCCGACTGGCCCATCGGACTGGACCCGCGCCGCGCCGGGAGCTGGGTCGGCTTCCGCGTCACCGCCACGATCAACGGCGCGCGCTTCGTCGACGAACGTGCAACATTTGCCACCAACATACGGCGGTGGCAGGACTACAACGGGCTCGTCATGACCCGCGCCGTCATCGAAACCACCACCAGTCCGACGCGCACCAGCACGATCTTCAGCGGAAGGATCGCGGCCGCTCCGATCAGCTACGACGAAGCCCTCAAAACAGCTCGTGTCAACCTTGAGTGCAACGACTGGACCGTCGACTTGGAGAACAAGAAAGTCGGGGCCGATCCGTTCACCCCCGAGCCCACCAGCGCCCGCCTCGCACGTGTCCTAGCACTGTGCCCGGGAGTCCAAGTCGAGCCTCTCAGCCCCGCCACAAGCGCCCGCCGCCTCGCCGCGCGCGCCGTTGACGCGCAAAAGCCCATGGACCTACTGCGCGAGATCGCCGCCTCTAACGACGCTATTCTCTGGCCGCTCGCTCACACCACGAGGGGCGAGTACTTCAAGTTCGAGGATCAAGACACTCGCAAGTCCCTGTACCGCCTCACCTGGGACCCGGGTACGGGCAACGCCACGCCACAGGCCCGCCCGCCCCAAGGCGTCGTGATCTCCGCGCGCGCGATCACCCGGGGTGGCTTCACCGTCGACCGGGACCTCTCCGACCTCGCCACCGTCGCTCGCGTCACCTTCAAGACCACCGACGCCGACGGGGAGCAGCACGACGTCGACGCCGTGGCCACCGCGCCCGAGCGCGAACGCGAGTACGGCACTCGAGAACTCCGAGTATCGACCTGGCTCGACCGCAAAGAAGACGCCGAAGCCCTCGCAACCGCCCTCCTCAATCGCACAGGCCCCGGCGGGTGGATCATCACCGGCTCACAGGTCACCAGCGCCCACCCCACCATGACCGGAGACACCCTTGCCTCGCTCCTCGACGACGCGACCCGGGCGGGCCTGGCCGTCACACTCACCGATCTCCCGCCGTGGGTGCCCGGGAACCCGAAGGTTCCCGTCTACCTCGACGGCGGGACCTACACCTACTCGAAAGGAACCTGGACACTCGACCTCACCCTCACCCGCGCCGCCACCAGCGGCGGCGCAGTCACCTGGGGACAACTACCCACGCGCGCCACATGGCCTCGCATGGGAACCCTGACCTTCGCCGACATCGCGAGCCTCACCATCTAGAAAGGAACACCTCACATGCCCGCACGCACACCCCTCGCAAAGATCCCGTACCCCACCGCCTCCGATCGGATCGCCGACTACCCAACGATCGCCAAGGAACTCGCCGAGAAAATCGAACGCCTCTACGCCAGCCAGCAGCGCGGCCGCGTAAATCTTGGTACCTACCAGCCAGGCGAAACATACGAAGACAGCGTGACCTTCCCCAGGATCTTCAAGAAGCCCCCCAACATCGCCGTCGCGTGCAGCAACCAGCGCCTCCGACTGGCGATCTACGAGGTCACCACCACCGGCTTCAAGTACTTCGGCTGGAACGACACGGGTGCCGCGAACAGCTCCGCAGCTTACTTCGATTACATCGCCAGCTGCGACGACATCACCGACTGAAAGGAAAGACAACCATGACCGTCAACCCAGCAGTCACCTCGACTAATTGGTCCCCCAATTTCAGCCCCGGCCGTCCAGACGGCGATCCGCTGGCGATCGTCATTCACCACTGGGGTGTGGATGGTCAGTCACACGATGGCGTCGTGCGTTTCCTCTCGCAGGATCGCGGCGATACATCGACCTCCGCGCACTATGTTGCAAGTGCGGGTGAGGTGACCCAGCTCGTCCATGACTACGACAGGGCATGGCACTGCAAGGGAAACAACTCCAGAACCATCGGCATCGAATGCCGTCCCGAGGCGTCTGATGACGACTACACCACGGTAGCCGGTCTCATCTCGGCGATCCGAGAGGAATGGGGCTGGTTGCCCCTGACCCCCCACTCCGCGCACTTCCCCACGGCGTGCCCAGGACGCTACACCGAATGGTTAGACTGGCTCTCCAACAAGGCCGACACGATCGGGACTGCCCAGCGCCCATCCGACGCCGACCGTCGATCTGGCGGCCTGGCCGTCGACGGATTCTGGGGCAGCTTGACAACCCGAGCGCTCCAGGCGTACTTCGGGACCCCGCAAGACGGGATCGTCTCTGAACAGCTTGCGCATAACCTGCCGTACTACCCGGCAGCGGGCACTGGGTGGGAGTGGATCGGCGACGGCGACGGCTCCCAACTTATCGGGGCTCTGCAGGCCCACCTCGGCATCCAGGCCGACGGATATGCGGGATACGACACCGCAACCGCCCTCCAGAACCGACTCGGCGTCCCAGTCGACGGCTACGTCGGAATAGCCACCGTCGCCGCCCTCCAGACCCACCTCAACGAAGGGAATCTGTGACCATGTCCGAACCCAAGCACGCAGCCACGCCCCACCCGATCAGCTGGCTCACCCCCCAGGTGCGCAGGTGGGCGTACGGCATCATCACCGCCGCCGTCCCGCTCCTTGTGGTCTACGGGATCATCGAGGCGTCCACCGCGCCTCTCTGGCTCGCCCTCGCCGCCTCCGTACTCGGCACGGCGACCGCGCTGGCCCATACCCCCGCCGGAGGCGACTCGTGAGCGTCGCCGCCGAGGTCATCACCGCGCTCGGTGGCCTCGGCGGCGCAGCCGCCCTCATCACCAGCGCCGCCACCCTCATCCAAACACGCCGTATCCACGCCCGCGTCAGCCCCAATCACGGCTCATCCATCTCAGACGCCACCGCCCGCATCGAGGAAGCCCTCGACGCCCACGGCGAAGCTATCCACCGCATCGAGACCGAACAAACCAAACAGAGTGCCGACGTGTTGATCGCACGTCACTCGATCGAGAGCCTGACCCGCGAGGTCAAGGGGATGGGCCACGAAATTGGCGACCTCCGTACCACGCGAGATCGTGAGCATGCCGACTATGACGCGCGGATACGGCGGCTAGAAAAGCGCGCTTAAGCCGCTGCCTCGACAACGGCTCGCAGAGCCTCGTCCGCAATCGCGAGATACCGTAGCGTCGTATGCGGCGACTCATGACCGAGGATGCGTTGAACGGATACAAGATCACCCGTGCGCTCATATGCCCGCGTGGCGAAGCGATGCCTAAGCGCGTGCATTGTCACGCCGGGCGGTAGCGCGCGCGTGACCAGGCGTCCGAGCCATTCCGGCGACACGTGCCCAGCGTCCGCACCGGGGAATACCCAGCCGGGACCGCGCGCCTCAAGTTGGTCGACCAACGATGTGACTATGGGAACAGTCCTGGCTTTGCCGCCCTTGCCGTGCACGATAAGGGACGCACCGCGCACGTCACGCACAATATCGCTGGCGCGCACGCGGGCGACCTCGCCCCGGCGCAAACCCAGCTCCGAAGCCAGGCGCACCGCGAGGTGTACGCGCCAATCAGTCGACTGGAGAGCGTGCCTCACGGCCTCGTCATCCGCCGGGCGCGGGGCCGGGGCCGACGCTCGCACCGACGGCAATGCCGACACGTCGACCAGGACCGTGCGCGTCGACGCCGCCCATGAGTAGAACCCGCTGACGGACTGAATGGCCGACCTGCGCGTATCTCGTGCCCACATGTGCGTGGCCGACCACTCGATCACATCGGCCGTCTCGACGGCCCATGGGTCTCGATCCACTGCCCGTGCGAAGCGCCTCAGCCAATCCACGCGCAGTCGCACCGTTGCGACCGAGCGTCCCGAGCCGAGCAGATGCAACCTGTAATCTCTCAGCGGGGCCTCCCACCCCTCCGGCACCATTGCTTTTTGCATAACCATGCCTGTCATCCTCACCCGAGCCGCAGAAAAATGCACGCGATGGACGCCCGTCCCTGCGCCCATCTGCCAGGATGCTACGCCGCTTGTGTCCACATATCGGACAGTGTGACGCAATCCCGAGGTTGCAGGTTCGAGTCCTGTCGGAGGCGCGTTTCCCGCCCGGTCGGTGTTACCAGATCAGCAACCGAGATGCCTAGCACCGTCGCTAGGCTATCGAGCTCCTCGAGCTGCCACGGTCGTTTACCCGTCCATCGCTTATTTACCGCTGGTTGCGAAATTCCGAGCATTTCCCCTAGTCGCGACTGGTTATAGCCCAATCGAGCCGCCTCGGCGCGAACGTTCGAGGCGACAACGTCGCGTGTCGTGAGCTGGTTTGCCGGGGCGGGCATCATCTGAATAGCCATGCCCCTAGCTTATGCCATAGCGGCATAACTTGTAACCACATGGCCACATTTCATCCATTCCTATCGTTTGCTATCTATTCCGCAATGGAATAGAACGGTCGCATGTGCAGATCCAACGAGATCGTTACCCGCGAGGTAACCCGCTATTTGCGCGCTACGGGCATGTCTCAAACCGCCCTCGGCGCGGCATGTGGCATCGCGCAACCCGTGCTCTCGAAAAAGCTACTAGGCGCTAGCCGTTGGTCTCTCGCCGATCTTGATCGCCTCGCCTCGGCGGGCGTCCCGATCCTCATCACATCTACTGCCCTTATGGAGGCCCAATCATGAACACCGACAGTATCCTTTCCTACCTGTTTGAGGCGAAAGAATGTCTGCGTAATGCGAAAGCAGCAGCCGCCGCCGAGGGGATTGAAGGCAACTTCGATGATCTGATTAATCAGGTCGATCTTCTCGATCTTCATATTTTCTCCGTTCAGACCGGTCAAGGGGATCTGTGATGTACCGGGTTGATTGGCTCCAGTTCGCCGCCGCGATCGTTGCCCTGACTGCCTATGGCGTTGTCATCTGGGCGGGTTTTGCCCTGTATCTTCCGTGGCCGGTCTCAACTCCGGCAATGCTCCTGGCCTTCGTGGCCTCCGGCGTGTGGTCGCACCGCCGCGACCTCAACGAGCGCGAGGGAGCCTCCCATGAGTAAGCGCCTTGAAGATAACGTTTCTCCAGGCCTCCTGGCCTCGCTCGATCAGTTCGCAGCGTCCACGGGGGCAATCATCTACATTCCCTTGGATCGTTCGTTCGCTGACGTGAAGCACTCACGCATCCCTCCCGCTGATCTCGCGATCATCCTCCGCCAGCTCGCCGATCAGCTGGGCGCCCTCGCGAACGGAGAAAGCCGTGATTAGCAGGTCCGATGCTGCGATCGTTCGTTCGCTCTTGCGCAAAGCTCAGTCGGTCAGCCTTCAGCTCGCTGAGGACTCCGCCAACATGGGTGTGACCGGCGCGAAGCGGATGCGCCCGAAGGACCGCGCCCAGAAGATCAAGCTGTTGCATTGCTACGTGACCGTGGCTATCCGGTACATGGTGGAAACGCCGTAATGAGCGCCGTCACAGTCTGGACCGAGCAGGACCGCTCAGACTTTATCGCGGCCGCTCGCGCCGCGATTAGTGGTCCCCGTGCTGAGGATGCCGCCGCTCATCCGGCGCACGTGCCAGCGCCGAGGGCGCGCGGCGTCCTCAACGCTGGCCAGTCACTGTCCTCGATTCTCGCCGCCCTCTCCCGCGTCGGATGGGGGCCTCTGCGCGGCCGAGAGTTCGCTGCCTCAAGGGCGGTCCTTGACACCCTCGCTCTACTCGCGCATGACACACGTGCCGACCTCGCCGCCGTCGTCCAGACTACCGCCCGCCAACTGGCCAAGAGAGCGGGCTACAGCCTGAGGCACACGTCGCGTTGTCTCCAGTGGCTTGAGGATGCCGGGGTGATCGAGTGGCACCGGGGCGGCATCCGGCTTGGCCTGCCCACGGCCGGCGTTATCAAGATCGTCAAGAAGACGCTGGTGGACTGGACGCTGGCATTCCGTCGCGCCTCGGACGCCGAAGACCGAGCCCGCAACGCCGCGACCAGAGCGCGCATTCAGCTCTACCGACTTCGCCGAAACGCGGCCCGCCCGAAGCCGCTCACGGCCCATGTGGACATGAGTACGCCCCTTCCTTCCCTACGGGATGAGGGGGCCGCATCGGCGTCCCCTCGCTCGTCCCGAAAGAAGAATGTTCCGCCCCGAAAGGAAGAAGACACCGATATGCCGAAGCACAGGCCCACCTACATGACCTATCTCGCGACCGAGTGCAAGCACGGCGAACCCGTCTCGGATCGTTGCAACCGTTGCCGCTACGAGGCGATCATGCGACAGCAGCAGGTCGCCGAAGCCGAGAGAGCCGCCGCTGCGCGGCGGCGCAAAGACGATGAGGATGCACAGCGCGGGGCCACCGGGGACGCCTGGCCCCCGGCGTTTGTGGAGTACATGCGCTCCGAGTACCCGGACGCAGCGCCGAGGCAGTGGGCACGCATCACCATCACCGATGATCGAGCGAAGGAGCTGATCAATGCGTGACGATCGAGACGTGCGCCCTCACCTGATCGACGCCGCGAGAGACATCCTCGCAACGTGCGATCGGATGCTAGAGCTGTTGAACACGGACGCTCCCTACTCGATGAGTCAGTACCAGTTTGGCGTTGCAATGGACGTGAACTCAATCGGGGCACTCGCCAGGGAAATCAGGGATCAGATCACGGCGTCATACCCCCCGCCGCCCGAACCGCCGAAGGGGGAACAACGATGACCAGCGATGCAATGACCGTTGCCGTCTCGGTCCCTACGGGTGGGCGTGAGTTCTACACGCCCGAAGCCCTAGCCGACGAGCTGCAAATGAGCGTCGGAAGTCTGAAAACCTTGCGCTCAGTAGGGGGTGGTCCCCCGTTCGTGAAGATCGGGCGGCGCGTGGCCTACCCAGTCGTCGGTGTGCGCATCTGGGCACTGCAGCGGATGCAGACGAAGGGCGGGCAACGATGAGCGTCGCACATGACGTATGGCGTACGATGTCGGGGAAACAGCGCAAGCGAATCACGGACGTGATCTACCAGCGCGACGGCATGGTCTGTAGCATCTGTCATCTACACGTGAGACGGGAAGATGCAAGCGTCGATCACGTCGTGCCCCTGTCGAAGGGCGGGCCGTCAACGATGGATAACCTTCGGCTCGCGCATCGTCGATGCAATTCAGCGAAGGGAAACCGAGCGCCCTCAGGTCGCGTGACGTTCGTCGATGACGGTCGCGACTGGTTCGCGACGCGCCGCGCGTGAATTTTTCTGAACGGTTAGCCCCCGCCTGTCTCTTATACCCCTCTGACGCTGCCGACGAATCGAGAGGT